CGTGCTTATGTTTAGTATATGGAAGTTGGAGATGGATATTCACTTAGGTAAAAGAAGGGGTGGTTATGTCGAGAGAATCGAAGACAGTAAGGGTCCTGCGGCATCTGCTTAGCGGATTAAAGTTGACTCCTATGGAAGCTTATCGAAGCTACCATACAATGAGGCTCGGTGCGATAATACATACATTAAGAAATGGATATAAAGGCAAAAGTTATAATATTGTCAATCTAAATCCTAATGGTAAACACGCTGAGTACCAAATTGAAGAAAACTAGGAGAAAACAACAAGTGAACTGGGAGGAGCTTTATATGAAGAAGCTCCTTCCTATTCATAAAAACCATTCTAAGAAGATATATCATAGGATGATGAAAAAGTCTTCGACTCTCAAGTCCTCATTAAAGAGAAGGAGTAGAGAATATGAAGTCGAATTTAAAGTATCACTTACGGAGCTTAGAAAGTTACTGTATAAATCTTATGGGAGAACATGCGTATATTGTGACCAGACTTTGGTTGTCAGCAATATGGCTTGTGACCACATCATCCCTCTTAGTATGGGTGGGGGTTCAATTATTAAGAATCTTCACATAGTATGTGGTAGATGTAATACAAGAAAAGGCCCTTTAACAGATAAAGATTATAAAACTCTGTTAAAATGTCTTGCTAAATTACCTGAAGATGTATCTAAATATGTCCTCAGAAAATTAGCAAAATCAGAGATGTTTTAATAAATAAGTTGCCTAGTGAGTCTCCTGTCAGCATGGAATAGGGCTACCGAGCATAGGCAACTTTAAATAAAGGAGGAAAGATGAAATACGTAGATAGAAAGTCTATGGTAATAAGAGAATCGGGTAGAAGTAGTGACTTTATAACACCTAGTTTTGGATTTGGATGTTTATATAGATGTAGTTATTGCTATATGCGTAGACATTTACCTAATGGCCTTACTATAGCAGAAAATACTAATGAAATACTAGATAACTTAGATAGACATATATGGCTATTAGACTGGCCTAAAAAACCTAATCAAACACATAGTAAATACTATACGTATGACTTTAGTTGTAATGAAGACTATGTTTTACATGCTAAATATCATGAATGGGAAAAGCTATTTGACTATTTTAAATATAATGACAAAGCAATGGGGACTGCTGCAACTAAATATGTTAATAAGAATTTACTAAGTTATAATGCTAATAGAAAAGTAAGGATTAGATTTAGTTTAATGCCACAAATTATAGCAGATAAAGTAGAACCAGGAACAAGCAAAATCATTAAAAGAATAAAAGCAGTAAATGACTTTTATGAAGCAGGTTACGATGTACATTTAAACTATTCACCTATTATTGTCTACGAAAATTACTTGGATGATTATAAGAAATTGTTTAAAATAATAAACGAAATCGTCGATGATTCGATAAAAGATAAGGTCAAAGCAGAATGTATATTTTTGACACATAGTAAGAAAATGCATATAATGAATAATAAAGAAATAGAAAAATTGCTATGGAAACCTAGTATACAAGAAACTAAGATATCTCAATATGGCAATAAGAATATACGGTATAAGTATAAATTAAAAAGAGAGTTTATAAATAGCTTTTTAAGTGTACATGAAAATAATTTACCATGGCAAAAAGTAAGATATATATTCTAGATTTGGGGAATAGCTAACTTATATAATAATTAACTATAAATAGTTTTGATTAATTAAGTTGAAATCTCGTCGAAAAGATATTCCCCATTAAATTAGTAAGTACTAGGATGCTTGATAACCATCTTATAAAAGTTAGGAACCTTGATGCGTGAGCTATAGGGGGTTGTTTTATCCGATACATATATCGTTTATTCCTTTATGACCTTTAAAACCTAACTTTTGTACTTGCTATATATGGTATTTATTTAGTATATTTAGAGTCCTTATGATAGAAACCAAACAATGTTTTTCATGTGGACAAATGGTATATGTTCACGATTGTCACTATCAGTGTACTCAATGTGGATACGCTGAAAATTGACAGGATATATCTGGGAGGTTCTCTCAGAAGGATAAAAAAAAGAATGTCGTCAAAAGAAAAAAAGGCAAAAATAGCCGAATTAAAGTTAAGGAATTACATACAGAAAAAATATGGTAAGATAGACCTTGGTTTCGTCAGCGAAGGTGTATCAGAAGCTTGGCTAAGGAGATGGAATGAAAGAACTAGTAAGCAGCGGATTCGCAAGGAAAGACACTAAAGCATATAAACCAGACCCAGAAACTGGTAAATGGAGAGGTGCGGAAACTAAGAATGGTAATTTCGCAACCATTAAACCAGGATGGTCTACTAACTTTAAAGTAAATGGTAAAAGCCACACTTTAGAGCTTTGGGCGTTTAACACTCCTTGGGGGCAACAGAGTATGTTTTTTAAATTATTTAAGGTAAAAGATGAAGAAAGACTTGAAGACCAAATGTAGTTTGGAAGAAGAATATGCGTTTGAGCATAGACAAAGAATTAAAGCAGAAGCTTATATAGCTGAAATATGGGAAATGAATCAACAGCTCACAAATGAGGTTATAAGGCTACAAAGTGTTGTTAATAAGGGGTTACCTTTAAAAGAAGAAAAACCTCCTTTAACAGACCAAATAAGGCTTAAAATGAGACTTAAGAGGATTAACGAGCAAAGACAGGCTTGTTATGACAACTTTGGTAAAATAATAAAGAAATCGTTAAAATGATATCAAAAATATACAATTCAAATCAAATCTTATTTAAATCTGGTTCTAGAAAAGGAAAAACTAAAGAGCAGATAGCATTAATGGTAGAAAAAAGAAAACATCGTAAATATCAGAACTTTAAAAAGCAAAAGGTATTAAGAGAGAGAATTAAAATGTTAAAAGAAAAGGGGTTAATAAAATGAAAATAATGTTAAGAAACGGTCAAAAATCTCATATTAATATTCCAGAAGAACTATGGAGAGATAAGTTAGGTTGGAAAATATCTCAAGATGTTAATATAAGAGAAGACAACGGTAAGATAATAATAGAAGAAATAAAGCCATTAAAAGTAAAATCTTTAGATGAATTTATGGAAATGGACTTTTCTAAAGAAGGGCATGCTGCAGAAAGAGGTTATAGAAGAGGCTATAGACATGGATATAACAATGGAATAGATGATATGTATGCTACAGGTGCTTATAGAAAACTATGTAAGTTCTTTGATGAGTATATAATGCCATGGACGGCTTTTAAAAACAAGGATAAAGGATTCTCTCCTCCTCCTGAATTTGCGACAAAGGAGAGCAAATGAGTACAGATTTAAGAGCAGTCAGAGGTATTTTTAGACAATTAAATAATATGATATTTGGCTATGAAAAGCCAAAGGGGAGGCCACGTGGCAAAACAAAAAAGCGGAAATCAAAATCCAAGAAAAGTTCTACAAAATAGAGTTAACGAAGTTGAAGGAGGAATGGGTTATTTATTTCAAGAGGTCAATAAGTTAAATCAGAATATAGCAGGACTAGAAAACCTAGTAATGATGCTAGCAGAGTTCCTTAAAAAGAAAGACAAATTTGAAGCATTCCTAACTAAAAAGATTGAGGAACATGAAAAAGAGTTGAAAAGCAAGGAAAAGAACAAGGAGGAGGCTAAATAATAGCCTCTTCTTTTTACTTTTTAGTACCATGGTTACGAGCGGTCTTTAATCCAATTATAGGCTTTATATCCACCATAACCTACTAAACCAGCTAATCCTGCTCTTCTTAACACATATGGAGCTACCTTAGCTAGGGCTGTTTTAGAGCTTTTAGATAAAGGGTTTTTAAGAACCTTATTCCAACTAAAGTATTCTTTATTATATTTATTCATAGCTGTGGCCATTTCACTTTTTAACATATTTTTAGTACCACCAACTCTTAAGCTTTTTGCTTTTTCTTGTCTATAAACAGGGTCATATCTTCTAGGTGCATATTCTTTTTTCTTTTCAAGTTTTAAAGTAGGGTCGTTAGTAGCTTCTTTAATTTTTCTAGTAGCCTCATTAATTGTTATTTTCTTAGAATCTACATAATTAATAGCATCCCTGCCACCACCTTTAAAGCCACCTATAACATCTCTTTTATCAGTAGCTATAATTCTTATTTTATCTCTATCAGCAGGATTCCAAGAGCCTACAGCATTATATCCACCCCAATCAAAATTAGATTTCCAGCGAGGACTAGTTTGAAAAACAAGTCTTCCATCTCTAATTGTTGCCTTTGGCTCAAAATAATCTTTTCTAGTTAAGGCATTTATTTTTTCAACAGCCATTTCTAAATTACCTTTGTGATTCTTTAATGTTGTCATAGCTTTATAGAATCTACTATCAAATTGAGCACCTCTTACAACATCAGCCCATGCTGGAGTTGCATATTTTAAAAATAATACATTTTTTGAACTTGGAAGATTCCATTGCTTTAAAGTATATCTCCCTATATTGTTACCTCCTGCATTTTTATAAAAATCTCCTGCATTACTCTTTTTCACATATTTACTAGCATAATCTGATAAAGCATTCTGAGGCTTTTGTCTGAACATATGAGCATTAGAAAAGTCATTAGTAAGTTTAAAATGAACTTGTTTTTCAATATTTCTTATTTGATTTTTAGCGTCATCAAAGCTCATGCCACCAAATATATACTTATCAGTAATTCTTGCTATTTCTTTTTCAGCTGCTAAGTATCTTCTATGCAATTGAGGAGGTATACCTGTTTTATCGTAAGCTAATACCTCAACAGGGTCTAATAATGAATTATAAGCAAATCTTCGACTAGCTTTAGCAGCTTCTCTTCCCATTAATTGAGTCTTTTGCCAATCATTAACACCTGGACCATAGTAACCATCTAAATAATTATGCATATAATCAGCAACTCTTCTCATAGGAATAGCTTTTGCTGTATAAGCTGCACCACCGATACCAGCAGCTAGATTTAATAACTCTTTACTAGTTTTTTTATTCTCCGACATTTCCTCTCTCTACTCCATAAGGAGACCATGGATACCAAGGCCCTTTACCTTTTCTCATTTTCTTAGATTCATTATTTAGTGATTGTAATGGAAACCCAGCCCATTTATCAACTAACCCCATAGGGTTTTCTATTAAATTATTTGGTGCTAGAAAGTCTTTAGCTAACCTTCCAAAAGGAAATAGTGTATAAACATGGTAATCTGCAAATCTATCCCATTCTCCAGAATGTAAAGATTTCATGACAGATAGAGGATGTCTCACAGCTGGAGGACTAACTAACTGTAAAGGAGCTAATCCTTTAGGCCACATACCAAAGAAAGCCCTATCTCTTTCATTTTCATTTCCAAATAACCAGTCTGCTGTATCTTGAAACCAAGAATAAGGAGCTGGCATAGCTGTATCAAATATAGAATAAGCAAAAGCATTACCTAAGGCAAATACTGTTAAATCAGCTTGCATTGTTCTTCTAAATCTTTCATATTCTGGAGTACCCGCTCTTAATCCAAATATCTTAGCTTCTCTTGCTATATCATTTCTAAATCTTACAGCATTCCATTGCCATAGTTGGAAACGAGTCATTATTTTACCAAGTTGAGTTCTTGCAAATGCTGGTCTATAAGGAGCATTGTATAAGAACTGAGTAGCTTTAACCCCTTTCTTTGCTAACTCTATTAAAAATGGATGGTCAGGATTCTTTATTGCACCATCAAACATTTCATATGTCCTAACATAGTGAGCCATAAAAGCATCTCTTCTTAAAACTCTTTCAGGAACAGACATAAACTTAGCAGCAATATTCATAATACCTTCACTTACATTATGCTTTTTAGCTATATCTCTTAATGTACTTTCAGCTAAATCTCCATCTTTTCCCATTTTACTAGCTATATCTTTAGCAAAATTCTTAACATTAGCAGCTCTCATATCAGGGTCTACACCAAACTGATATAAAATAAACTCAGGAATTACACCATGTTTAGTAACAAAAGCATCAACATCATCTTTAGTTTTTAACTTAGGATTTATCTTATTAAGATATGAAACATCTCTACCTTTCTTAAAATACTTTAGTCCAGCACTTTGTATACTATGAATACTACCACCAAATATGTTACCAACAGAAGCTTTAGGATGAGCAAGTAAAGATGCTAACTCAAATTTAGCTTCTGCATTTGATATTTTCTGCAGTGTACTGTAATCTATTTCATTTAAATGTTTATCTAATTCTGGATACTCAGAAGCTTTCTTACCTAAAATAGTATCTTTCATCTTTTGAAGCTTCTTTTTAACTCTGTTATCAGCCCACCAATAATAAGGAGTTCCTTTTAGTTTCATACTAGGGTCTC